GGCGACAACAATGCCGTCGCGGGTTGTGTCGACTTCACTGATGGCGTAGCCGACCGAAATGTTCCTTAGGATGCCATCTTGGACATCCCCGAACACCTCATCAGCAAAGCTGTTGCGGCTAAACCGCACGCGAGCTACCCCGCGACGCTTCTCACCATCAACCCAGGCGCGTTCAACAACGCCAATCGGGCGATTGGGGTCATGGTTGAACAGCACCGGTGCGCCATCGTTCAGCCGTTGAAGGTCAACCGCACCACTGTCGTGGCTCAGGACTTCATCGCCAAACCACCGCGCAACAGGCGTCTCGCTTGAGAAGCTGAACTCAATGGATCGATCCTCTGCGCCATCTTCCCCAACCGGATGCATGGCATCCGCATAGGAGAAGGTTTCCGATCGACGCAGTTCAGCGCCTTTCAGATCACGCAGTAGATCCATCCTCCGATAGCCCAGCTTGTGATTCTGCGCTCAGGCTATTGACTGCCTCAGTGTCATCTTGCATGTAGGGATCCTGCGGGATGATGCTGCCCGGTGGCCTGGCCTGCGTCAGCCCTGCGGTGCTTACCTTGCCCGGGTCAATGTCAAGCGTGAGGCCCAGTTCCTGCGCCAAGGCAAGCTCTGCAGCGCGATCACGCATCAGCTCATTCAGGTCACCGCCCTGCTCGGCCACCACCTGCCCCTGCGTCATGAAGCCCGACCGCACGGCTTCCTTGTACGCCCTGATCTCCACCTGCGGATCGACAAAGCCCCAGGCGCGTGGGTACCACCGCACCGCCTGGTAGCGGGTGCGCAGGGTCTCGTAGTTGGCCAGCTGCAGCACACCAGCGACCACCGCTGCATCCATCCAACGCTCAAACACCGGGCGATGCAGGTGCTCAATCATGTACTGCTGCAGGCTCTTCCAATGCTCAATGTTGTCCTGCCGGCTCATCCGGTTGCTCGAGTAGTTGGCCTGGCTGTAATCGCAGCTAATCGCCTCGTACGAGCAGCCAGCCGATGCCGAGATGCTGCGCAGCATTGCCCGCAGGAACGGCTCGAACTGGCCATCCGGCGCATCCAGCTGCGGCACCGTCACCGATTCCCCGGGTGCCAGGTACTTGAACACGCCAGGCTGGAAGTCGCTCACCCGGTCAGCATCCATCACGTCATCACCAAACAGCTCACCTTCCGGTGTGGTGATGAAGCCCATCAGCGAGCTGGCGGCCCGGGCCCGCACCACCTCGGCCTCTTGGTAGCCCGACAGGTGATGCAAGCTCTTGATTGCCGCCGCGAACCAAGTCACCCCACGGGTCTGGCCCGGGCGATCGGTCAGCTTGAGATGCAGGATCTGATCGGCCGGCACGATCGACTCACCCCAGCCCACGCCATTGGTCAGGTCACCCGGGTGCCTAGTGCGGAACGCATACTCAAACGGCCGGCCCCAGCGGTTGACGTGAACGCCCATCCGCCACTCGTTGCCGTTGTTGTCCGGCCCGCTGCTCTTGCCTTCATCCAGCAAGTCCGCCTCAATGATCTCCAGCGCCAGTGGAATCCGGCCATCACCGAACGCTGCAGGCACCAGCCGGATTAGCACCTCACCGCTCTCGGCCATCGCAGTGATCGCCAGCCGTTCAATCTCAGGCCATGACAGCTGGCCGCCGGTGTGACAGGTACTGGCCCTGCCCCAGGCGCGCCATTCCGTTTCAATCGCGGTGTTCACAGTTTCATCCATCCGACCCCGCCCGCGCTGCATCGGCACCTGGGCCTGCATGCGGATGCCGGTACCGATCACATTGCTGGTGATCACCCTCAGCGCCTGCCGTGCATAGCTCGAATCACGCACCAGCTGGCGAGCTCGATTCCGCAGCCGCACCAAGCTCGCATCAATTTCAGCATCCGCCGAGGTCGAGGCCGTCACCCAGTCCGCCGTGAGTCGCCCCAGCAGGGCACCTTCATACGCCCGCCGGCGCCGTGGCCGCTGCTCTCTACTCTCGACCGTCACCACAGCAGGCGGTGGATTCTTCCGGCGCTTGCGTCCCATCAGCTGAACCTCACGAACAGGTTGCGCGGATCGCCCAGGCCCGCCGCGATTTTCTCTGCCGCCTTTTCTCGCGCCACGATCCCCTTGAGCTGCGCCTCACGCTCCATCAACTGGCTGAGGTCTTGCGAGGTAAACGATCGATTGCCGATCGTGTACTGCTTGGCACGCCCGGAAATAATCAACCGGATGGCGGTCTGCACCGCCTCGAGGTCTTGCTCCGCCTGGCTCCTGCCATCAAACGCCGCTGCCGTGCCGGTGTAGGCCAAGCTGCGCTCAACCGTCAGGCTGCCGGCCGCCACAGTTGTCACCGTGCTGCCACTGCTTGCCACCGATTGCCAGCGCCACACCCCAGCATCAAATCCTGCAGTAGTCGCTGCCGTCACCGCTGAATCCCATCCGCCATCACTGCGAGCAGTGCCCACCACTGTCGCCGCTTCACTGGCAGCGTTGAATCGCAGGTAGGTCGTCAACGTCCACGACGCGGACGAGATCAGTTCACCACCATCACCCGTGATAGGAGGCTGAATCCAACTGAGTGAATCCCCGGCCCTGATTGTCGCTGGCAGGCCCACTCATTCAATGCAACCTACGTCAGCCTATGGATTGCTACCAGCCAGAAACAAAGCTGTTGCCTGGCTTTGCTGGTGCTCTGCGACGTGTTGGCCGTGGCTTCTGCTCGCTTGTTTGCGCAGCCAACTGATCCCACATCGTAGCCCGCACATACTTTCTTGCCACCAGCTGCATCGCCGCATAGGCCATCCTGGTGCAGTCTCCACCTTCATCCCTAGCGCCAGGTGGCAGCACCCAGTGATATGTCGTCTGCCCTTTGTCTCGCTTGGGCATTCGCTTCCACGGGAACAGCTCATCAAGGAACTGATCGGTAGCTGCTTCACCCAGGTGCAGGTACCCAGGTCCGGGCTGTTCATTCCGCAGCCGGCCCTGCAGGTGATGCACGCTGGCGTCGTAGCCAACGTGATACAGCAGCACGCCGCGCTTTGTCATCGTCTGGTTCTTCCGATTCACATCCACCGGCACACCTCGACTAATCAACGGCTTGCCCTTCTGATGGGCACCTTTCATCGGCACCCACTGCGCCGACCGTGACCGGCACCATTCCCGCACTTCTTGGGTGGCAATGCCGCCATCATCGATGCCACCCATCGACACGCGCATTTCGACGCCATCGACACGCCTCCACTTTGTCTGAGCAATTTGATCCAGCTGCGCCAACGTCTCCGGCTGCTGCGGGTCGCCATCGATCTCCCAGTGTCCCAGGTGCCAGCCTTCCTCACCGCGACCCCAGCCCCACACCGTGAGCACCAGCCGCTCACCCACCGTGCCGCCACCACCCTGCACGTCGACGCCAGCCGTCAGCAGCAGCACGCCCTCCGGCACGGTGTCCACCGGGTAGCCGTTGCCGGCCTCAAGGTTCTGCCGCCGCTTGGCCAGGCCATCACCCGTCAGCTTCCCAGACAGCGTGTCCTCCCACGGCACACCGAGCACCGTGTTGTGAAACGTCTGCATCGCATCCGGGTCACCTTTGCGCATCGCATCCAGTGCTTCCTGGTACTCCCGCACCAGCACCGTCCAGTCCGCCGCCGGTGAGTAGCTGTAACCAGCCCAGATGTGGAAGCTCACCAGCCCAGGCATCTGCGACTCCGCCGTAGGCCGCCACTCGCCACGTTCCACCATCCACCGCTTTTTGCTGTGCGGGATGAGCTCGGTGCAGTTCGCGCACTCGTACTGCCCGGCGCCATCGCCCTCTTTTCGCATTTGCTCCCAGCGCAGCACCTGGTAGCTTTCGCAGGCACGTAGTACCGGCGCTGGTCACCACGCAAAAACCATTCCTCGGTCTTGCCATCTTTGAAGATTGGCGTGCCCCCCAGAGCAATCTTCCGGTCCCAGTAGTAGTCGGCCCGGTTGCGGCCCAGTTTGATCGGGTCGCCCTCGTCCAGCTTGGGGTAGGCGTCCACCTCATCGAACAGCACCACCCGCCGCGACTTCCTGCGGAATGACCTGCCGCTGGCGGCATTCACGATGTCGATCAACCCACCATTGGCCAGCTGCTTGAGCAGGATCGTGTTGCTCGCTGTGTTCCGCGCCTTGCTTTCGCAGATCAACCCACGCAGCACTGGCGTGTCCTCAAACAGTGGCTTGATCTCTTCCTTGCTGTAGCCCTCCGCGTCCTCTTTGACCGGCTGCACGATCATCACTGGGCATGGGTCCTGGTGGCTGAACTGCTGCACCACGACGCCCAGCATCTTGGTCCAGCCGATCCGCGCACTCTTCATGATTGCCACCGTCTCGACTGCAGGATCGGTGAAGGCATCCAGGATCTCCCGCTGATAGGGCAGCGTCCGCCAGCGACCCTTCTCTGCCGCAGGCCCCGTCATCACCGCAAACTGGTCCGCGTAGTCGCTGAGCTTCAACCGTGGCGGTGGCCGAAAGCCTGCCAGGATCTGCCGTGTCAGTTCAGCCGGCTCAGCGCCGATCATCGCGTCACCTCACCCGCTGCCAGTTCCTCGAGGGCCTCGCGGATCAGCGTGGTCAGCAGCTCAACCTCCTCCAGCTCCAAGTGGGGAATCCGCTGCTTCGCAGTGCTCGGCACACCCAGCAGCTTTGTGCGCGTGATATTCACCGCCTGTGCCCATGCCTGCTCAACATCCTCCCGGCGCAGCAGCAGACCTTCCTTGGTCTTGCGCTCCAGCTCCAGCAGATTGGCCTTCTCATACTCACTGCGCGCCCTGCTCTCGTTGTATTCCGGCAGCTCATCACCGCGTCGCGCATGACGCGGCACAGCAGGTGGTGCAGTATCCAGAATTGACAGCGGTGGTGGCTTGGTCGCAGCGGCCTGGCGGGCTGGTGGCTTCATCGTCTGCAGCTCGCTCACCTGCTGCCTGGTGTCGATCTGCCCCAGGTACTCATCCACCACCTGATCGCCATCAATCCGAATTGGCGACAGGCTCACGCAGCTCTTTGGCAGCCGCCCCTGACGGCACAGTTTCTCCAAGTTCTGCCTGCTGCACTTCCTCCCCGTCTGCTCTCGAATCAGCTCAGATGCCTTGGTGCTATTGAGCAGCGACCCGGTTGCTACTTCCATGCAACCAACCTACAAACGGTTGCAGTCATACCAGGGACAGCTGGTTGGGGCTGCCCTTGCCCATCCCCAGCACCTTGCAGATCTTTTGCCAGCGGCGCTCGCAGAAGAACGGCTGCGCTCGGTACCAAGACTCAACTTCTCTGGCGCGCTTGCTGTAATTGCAGCCTTGGCATGCTGGCACGATGTTGTTCAACACATGCGTTCCGCCTCGACTGATCGGCACCACATGCTCAATGTGCAGATCGCCACTAGCGCCGCAATAAGCGCAGCAATGACCGAACAGCGCAAACCGCGCACGAATTTGCTTGCCTTTTACTTGAACGCCAATGCTGCCACGCTCCAGGGCTTTGCGTCTTTTGGATTTTTGACGCACGTACAAACGATGAGAGGCGTCAGTCATGTAGAGCCATCTGCCCTGCTCAGCATTTCGTTTCTTTTTATGCTCTTCGTAAGCCGCTGGATCCTCCTTCCAATACGCACGCTGCGCATTAGCTACAAGCCTGGCAACGCTAGGGCAACGCCCAGCGCGTCTAATGGCCGCCCAAAGCAAACGCAGCTCTTGATCGCCCAGTAAAGCCGCCTGCATTGCGGGGCTGACAACTGGAGCGCCCCGCAATGCGCGACGTCAAGCCTTGTTCTGCAAACCTTTGATTGCGATTACGCTTCCGAATCTTTTTCTTTTCAAGGAATGCAGTCCACGCTTCTGGATTGGTGCGACGCTTTGCGTAAGCGTCGCGGTCTGACTGCCTCCTTCTATCCTTGTTATTCTTTTCCCATACTTTTCGGATCTGAGCATGGTGCTCTTTGTACTGGTCAGATTGCCTCCTAATCTTTTCGCATTCAGGACACTTGCCATACTTGTCTCGTATTGACATCTCCTGGTTATTCCACTTGTGCCCTTCTTTGCAGAGCTTGCCAAACTGCCAACCATCAGGGAACCCCATTGCCTGAGCATCAATGAAGCTGATCAGCCAACTACTGGCCTTGCGGCCCGTGCAACCAATGCACGAATGCACTTGTGCCGGGTGATGGCTTGTCCGACGAAGACTCAAATCAGTCCCTGGCCAGCGATGCCCATGCCTGCACAACGTGCCAAGATGAAACCGCTCGGGATCAAATGTATAGATTGGATCCATCGGCCTGATTCCGCAGGTTGGTCATGGGTCGGGTGTTCCACCACGCCGGCCTACCCCAATGCTATGGACATCGGTTGCAACCTTATTGCGAGCGGTTCTC